AGCCATCGTTTGTATTTCCTTCTTCTTCAGAGTAAATGAAAATGTCTGCTTCTTCATCAGTAAAGAACGTTGCAATTAGGTTAAGGTCATAATCCAAAACCTTAACCGTAGTCCCGCAATCACTGATTTGTTTTCGATAAAAATACTCTTTACCGTCTAAAAACATAGTTACCATAGTAAGGACACTTCCATTTGTGGTTTACTACCAAACAGCGCCGTGCTGTCTGTTTCAGTACGCAAAGATTATTCTATTATAAGATAGTACGCAAGCCCTAAACCAAACAGGGCAGTCTGTATGATAATGAAGGCACACATGGTTTAATAATCTCCTTTGCAAAGAAAAAGGGCGGTAAAGCTAAACCCTACCGCCCTTCAAGTTAAATGTTAAACATAACAAGCAAGACCAGAACTACAGCGCCAATCATTGCCAGCTTGTAAACGGCTGCAATTATATCTAACACCTACGCAGCTACCAATTCCCGCGCCTTATCAAGCGCGATACTTTTGTTGTTACGTGTGCCACCATACAGCGCAGCATCAAGACGCTTATCCGGTCCAGTGTCCTTTATCGGATTATGGTCAATGATGTTCGTTACAGTCTGAAAAGCTCCCCAGAGTGTAATTCGGTCATTATCAGCCCGTGCGGACTTGAGATCATGCCCTGCATTAATGATGGGGGCTTCCTCGTTTGTATGAACAAAGTTGCCAATCGTATCTGGCAGACCGGAAAGATCAATGGTGGTTGTACCTGCCGAAACAGCTTCTTGCATTAGCTGCTCTAGTGCGGCTAATTGTTGTTTCTTCAGCTTGGCATCATTTGTGCGGTTGCTTGGGTTGTATTCTTGGCCTCTTGCCAACAGCAACGCCTTACGAACCGCAATGGAGTGCGTCACCTTGCCAGAATTATCGACAGTCTCTTTGCCACCAAAAACAGCGCGAAAAAAATCAATCTCCTCCTCACCAGTAAGCACCTTTGCCGCCATTTCTCTCGCAAGCTGTTCAAACTGTGAAAACTCGGATTGAAACAGGCCAAGCGCCGTAACCATAACATCAGCGTCAAACGGCACTTTATGGTTATGCTTTACGATCTGACTGGCTGTATTCTTAGCAAGTGTCCAAGTGTTGTTGCACACAACGCGAATAGGACTGAACAGACAGCTATTCGCACGCATTCCGCTATGATCCAGTGTGAACACAAGATTAGAAACGACAGTATCATCGCCATCAAGAGTGAAACCCTCGTTTGGTGTTGCCATTGCCCAAACCTTTGCGCCGTCAAATAAAGATCCGGCAGTATGTACGTAAAGACTTCCGGCATCCACAAATGGTTGGAAGAATTCAAACATCGTAGAGTTTTGGACAGGCAAATAGGCTTCGGTTACGCATTTGCCTAAAATCTGTCCGTCGCTTTCACGCTCAATGTAATAGCTGGCGTCAATGGGCGAACCATCGGCCTTGTGATTGGCTTCTAGCTTTACAGTCCAATCTAGCCCGGCGGCGGCTTGGATTTCATTAAGCGGCATATCGGCGCTGATTTGAGTGCCCAAACCATGCCACGGAACGTCTCCAACAAACGCCATATTTTCAACTGCATGTACCATCTAAATATCCTTTCATTTCTGGTTAATCTGATAACGGTACGGGTTGCATCTTAAAGCAAAGCAACTTGGTTGCAACTGCTTTTTTTGTTCGCAATGAACACAAAAAACTTGACGCCGAGCCGAGCCGAGCCGAGCCGAGCGCCCCCATGAAAAAGATTAAAAACAAACATAACCTTTTAAATGGATATTTTAGCGTTGACAAAAGTATGATTGACAAAACTAAAACTTAGAAAACTTCTCATATTCACGTTGTAATTCTCCTATAACATCGCCTAGAAAATCTAGACAATACACAGAATAGCTAGGATCTTTTTTGCAAAAAGTTCTCCATTGTTTGAACATATTATGCGTAGATTTAGTGCTTCGTGCTTCGCCTTTTAAGTCTGAAAACGTATAGGAAATAGTTTCCTTCATTTTATATAGTCTCCATATCTGACAAAACGCTAAACTCTTCGTGCGTCATAGGTCTTTGCCTATAACCAAACGGGCAGGATATCTTAAAGTCACCACATTCAATCTCACGAATAGTATTGAGATTGACATTGCGATAACCTTTTTTGTTCACATCGTACACACACAAATAATTGTTGTGTGCGTCTTTAGTCTTACCGCTGACTGTATGTTTAGTTACACCAAGCCTACCCGTCAAGGTACGTTCTTCACCATTTGCTTTGACAAAAGTTACAGTAAAAAACTTACTACCTACACGCGAGGCAACATATTGCGAAAAGGTCATATCGCTCTTATCGGTATTGTTAAGCATCATCTTTCTCCATCTGTTCTGCTACTTCACGGGAAAGGTCTAGCATGACTTCTGCTGCTTCGTCAACAATTGTTTGGGCATAGTGTTTTGCCCACACTTCACCTAGACCGTACTTATGATCTAGAATAGATGTAAGTTGAGTGCGTACAAACTCACACACTTCTGCATCCAGATCATTGTATGAGTAAAACCCGACGCTATCTCTATCTTGTCTCCAATTATTCATACTTTTGCACTCTCACCATGTTTCTCAAAACAATCTATTCGAGCTATTGCTGTATCAGGATACCATTGATCCGCGAACTTACGTAGATTATCTAGATTGTTATGTACATGCTCATAACATTTCTCAATAGTTTTAAACTCAAGTATCTTTCCGTTTAAATGCGTAACAGTCAAAGCGTCATTTTCGTTTAACTGTGCAAAGGGAAGAAACATTAGAATTACTATTTTATACATCGGCTGCTTCTTTTTCTCTTGTTAGTTCCGCATCGCCTCCTATTGTCTCAAATATATCTTTAATCTTAGCATCAACAGCATCTTGCCCGTAGTGATTATACATATGCCAACGAAAAATGTGTGATGGTACATCATCAATCATCGTTTGCCCCCAACCATTTAACGGGCCATGTAAACAATCAACATAACGTTTCGCGTCTTCTTCGATTGTTGTCATTGTCATATTAAATGCCTTTCTGCATTCTGTTCATTTGATATGATTACTTCAGAGTCAGTTTCTATCCACACTCTAGCACCACACGATAAAGGTTTATTGGGGCTATACACAACCCGACTTTCTCCTAAGATTGTTACATCAGAGCCATAAATATTTTCTTTTGATGTCTTTACAGTGATCACAGGATCACTTGTTCCATTCTTTTTATTGGCTCTAATTTTGTGCATATTAATGTGAATGCGCTTTTTAGTCATTACTTGTTTTTAACCTTCTCTATAACACAAGGGTTATTACTGAACTGATAACAGTTTAAACAATCCTTACACTTTTGACCAGTACAAGGTTTATAGTGATCATCAGGAATAGCGTTGGTAGACATAGAGAAGCCTTTAGAAAACTCTTCTAAAGTAAAGTCTTTAGAGAGTGTATCGGTATATATCATGTTCTCATCGTCAGATACATTATTAAAAACATAATGAAAATACTTTGGTGGTTTCCATTGCACGTTGTCTATAAACGGATTAGACCACACAAGAATAAGATTAAAGGGCATTTCTACGTCTAACTCTTTTGCCACTCTGTTCACAATGTCTGTACGCTTTGTCCACAATGCAAAGTTACAATGGCGATTTCTTTTTGCAATCAGTATATAGTTTTTAAAATGTGTATCGTTTAATAACTCACCATGAGCATCAAAACGAAAATAGCTTGCATTTATAAAAGGTACATCAGCAACGTCTAAAGGTTTAGACAATATGTCTGTATTTCTTTGAAGCGCCTTTTCCAGATTAGTTCCGAAACGCTTTGTTTCTAGCGTATTAAAACTATAACACTTTGTGCAAATTATCTTGTCGTTCTTTGCCTTGTGCATCTTACGACAGAAATCATTATCTAAAGTATTAACGCTAATCGCTTGGAAATCTTCAAGCTTACCGTTTAGTTTACTTATGTGTATTTTCTGCATATCTTGCATTCCTGTTTTGCTTCGATAATCTCTTTTAAACTACTGATCCGATAGTGTCAAGAACTTTCTTTGTACACAATGATCACTCCATAGCCGTACCAAAGTCGTCAACATTAACAAAACCAGAGATTTGTTCTTTTGTGTACATCATAGACTCTGATCGGTAGTTGCAAGTTTTACACGTAAACTTTACGAAGTCATCGACAAAAACTAAATCACGAACTATTGATGCTTTTTCGTAGGATTGACAAAATTTACAATAAACAAAAAACGCCTCTTCTGGACTGGTCATGGTTGACAAAATTCCTTTTTCAGTTGACAAAGTTGATCCTGCATTGTCATTGTATCGTGTACACTTTTAGCCTCTAATAAAATGGCTGGAAGGAGGAAGGGTGACAAACATCCTGACAAAAGTAGAACGGTTGACAAAATAAATACACAAAAAATTTTATTCATTCTTCACCAAACTGCTTTATCTCTTTGTGTTCATCCTCTATACCCCACTCAACATAAGTGCGAATAGCCTCTGATACACTTATGCCCTCAGACTCAGATTTACGAATAAGATGATCAAAGGTATCTTGCTCAAACCCACAAACTATTCTACGCAATCTGCGCTTTCCTTCAATGTGTCCTTTAACCATTACTAGTTCTCCACAGTAAATTCAAAACTAACAGGACCATCAGCACTCTGTACAAAGTCTACAAGTTCTTTTTGTTCTTTGTTCAGAACGTCCACAACAACCCACACAACAGGATTGTGTCCATTGTCAGCTTCCCACAACCAATCCGCAAAGTCAGCATCGTAGTGAGAAAGATAGTCACGCCGCCAAACGTTAAACTTGCCATCCGAGCGTTCTTTAATCTCTATATTATTTAGCATACGTTAGTTTCCTTTTTAGAATAGTTCGCCACGACTTTGTGGTGGTATGTGTTTTAAATTTGCAAATCTATCATAGACTGTCAAGGTATCTGAATTAATTTGTACAACGTGACCATTTGAGTCAGTCCAGATGCTTGTGGTTATGTGTTCAAGAGCCTCGTTGTTTTTTGTCGCTATGACATTGTGTATGTTCTGTACAGCAACAGGAGAGGGTGCAGATATAGGATGTACACCAGAAACTATAGCCTCTATGGGTGGTACTGAAGACATCTTAGACTACTCCTTTGTACAGGTTTAAGTAAAGCTTATGTTTTCTCCATAGCCAAGCGTCCAGTTTTCCGACTATCCGAAAGCCTATCAGAAACAATCTGTAAAGTAAATAGTAACATTTATTTTTCATTTTATATCCTTTACCGTTGACAACTCAGCCCCATAGAACTATAATACTCAATGGAAGCCTTGTCAACTAAAAAAAATCAGTTGGAAAATCAATGGGTTATCGAAGAGTTCAAAAAGACTTGCAACGTCAAAAGAAAAAGCGTAATGTCGTAGCCGCAAGTCTGTCTGATCCTATGTTTCGCAAGCGTGTTGTCGAGTCTAAAAAGATTAAACATAAGCGAAGGCGATTGACAAAAGATCAGATTGACAAAATCTACAATGACACTGAACAGGAATCAAAGACATGACCAGATACTACGTAGAATACATAAACGAAGATAGAATAGAAGATATAATTTATCTTTATGCTCCTTCACAAATCTTTGTAGAGAGTATAATGTCTGACTATGAAATAGTTTCAATTGATCAAACGGACTAAAAGATATGAATATTTTCTACCTTGACAAAAATCCAGCAAAAGCTGCCGAGTATCACTGCGATAAGCATGTGGTAAAAATGATCTTAGAAAGTTCACAAATGCTTTGCACTGCTCACAGAATACTTAGCAGTGAAGAGTTCTGTGATAATCGTGGTTTGTATAAACTTGCATACCAAAACCATCCAAGCACAGTGTGGGCAAGAGAAAACTATGTGCAGTATCGCTGGTTGTATAATCTTTACGAAGCATTGCTTACAGAGTATACAAAACGTTACAAAAAGTCTCACGCTTCTGGGCGACTGCGTGAAGCTTTAGAACTGTCTCCTATAGAAATAGATACAGGCCCATTTAAAGAACCGCCACAATGTATGCCTGACGAGTACAAGGTAAAGGGAAACTCTCTTATCGCGTATCGTAAGTACTACAAAGGTGACAAATCTTATTTCGCTAAATGGGCGTATTCTGATACTCCGTGGTGGTGGGAAAAACCCAACGAGGTAATCTTGTAATGAACAAAATACTAGCCCTGCTTCTAGTTATGCTCTGTATCCCCTTTACAGCCCACTCAGAGGAGACTGACGAGTTAAAGTGTCTTGTAGAGGCCATTTATCACGAAGCTCGTTCTGAACCGTTTATAGGGCAATTAGCAGTGGCTAATGTTATCATAGAACGTGTAAACCTTGAACACTTTCCTGACACAATATGTAAAGTCGTACACTCTGCAAAAAAGTGGAAAGGTAAAATCATTAGGCACAAATGCGCTTTTAGTTATTACTGTGATGGTAAAAGAGAGTGGGCCACAGTGAACAAAAAAGCATTTAATTCAGCTTACGATGCTGCTTCTTTGGCAATGAAAGGAGTAGTTGTTCTATCCACGTTAGGCGCTACACATTATCATGCAAGTTATGTGCAACCATCGTGGTCTATGACAATGGTAAGATTACAACAAATACAAACTCATATTTTCTACACAGATGCAGATCAACCTTTTACGCCCGGAACTATCTTACATGAAAATATATACAAATGATGAACACTTTGATATTCTGCATCGTGCAGTTGACAAAGCTAGAAAGAATGCAAAAGAAATAAAAGTACCTCGACAGGCGTTACTAAACGTTCTTATGGATCATGCAAATTTCATAGGAACAATTAAACAACTAGGTGAAACTGTGGAGTACCCTGACAAATGACTGACAATATAACTACAATAAACATAACATCAAAGATGCGTGATTACGCTTCTAAAAAATCTAAAGAAATGGGAGTTCTTAAACACTCCATAGCAAAAGGTAAAGGAAACATGTATGGGTTCTTAGGAGAGAACATGTTTCAAGGATACGCATCTCCTTTTTATAAAGTAGAAACACACAATACATACGATTATGATTTTATTTTAAATGATAGTATAAAGATAGACGTAAAAACAAAGTCTACAAGTGTCATTCCAAAAGGTCAGTATGACTGTAGTGTAGCAGCATATAATACAAAACAAAAGTGTGACGCTTATGTGTTTTGCAGAGTTATGCACAGTTTTGATACAGGGTTCATACTTGGCGGGTTGACAAAAGAAGCTTTCTTTGACAAAGCGGAGTTTTGGAAAAAGGGTGTCATAGACCCGTCTAATGGTTACAGAGTAAAAGCAAATTGTTACAACATTAAAATTGATCAACTTCAATCCATAAAGGACTTAGTAGAAACATGTATGGAGAACAGTTAGAGTTTCCCTTTATGACTAGACCATCTGCACTCAAGGTAGGTGTTAAATACAAGGGATTTTCATATAAAGGTACAAAGAGTTTAGTGTTTGACAAGGACACGGGTTTATATGTATATAAGTGTGTGCATATTCTTAAAGGCCCAAACGGAGAAGAAGTGCCTTATTTTAAAAAAGATAATCCAGATAGCTTTGAGACTTCAAAAGGCTTTAGAGAATACGTAGAGGCAATACTAGAAGTAGCACCACCACTATAAGGCGTAGACCCATCCTCCTCCTCATTACTAGTACGTTTTTATATAAGTAACTGAATAGGCTAACAAATGTCCAGATATATACTAGATTTAGAAGCAGACAGCTTGGACGCCACACGCATATGGGTTGTATGTATATGTGATATGGACGCGCCTAACCGCAAGGTTCTTTCATTTACAGACGCATCTTCCTTTTTAAAAGAAGTGGATATAGAAAATGATACATTTATTGCTCACAACGGTATCGACTTTGATTTTCCAGTCATGCAAAAGATTTGGGGAGTGGATATCAAAAACACAATCGACACTCTGGTACTATCCAGACTATTTCATCCTGATCGTGTTGGTGGTCACTCTCTTGGCGCTTGGGGTGAACGGCTTGGCTACGCTAAGATAAGCTTTGACAAGTTTGATGCTTATTCTGAGGACATGGTTAATTACTGTGAACAAGATGTATACATTACAGTAAAACTTTATGAATACTTGCTTGAAGAAGGTATAGATTTTTCTCAACAAAGTATAGACCTTGAGCATTCTATTGCAAAGGTTATTTCTAAACAATCACGCTACGGTTTTTATTTAGATCAAAAGAAGGCAGTCGATCTGTTAGTTGAAACACAATCAAAAGCTGATGCGATTAAAGCCAACATAAAAGAATACTTTGCACCAAAAGTTAAAGTTGTTCGTACTGACCTACCAAAGTACACAAAGACTGGCACTATATCTAAAGTGGGTTTAAAACAGTTTAAGTATGACGAGGTAGGCGGTCCCTTCTGGACAATTGACTTTGAAGAGTTTAATCCAGCATCACATAAACAAGTTGTAGAACGTATGCAGGAGGCTGGCTGGAAGCCTGTTGAGTTTACACCAAAAGGCGCACCTAAAGTATGTGAAGCTAATCTAGCAACTCTTCCAGATACCGCGCCCAAACCTGCTAAAAAGCTTTCTGAATGGAAGATGCTTGAGACACGTTGGAAAACTGTTGAGTCTTGGCTAAACGCTTTAGGCAATGATGGTAGAGTACACGGTAAGGTTTTTAGTCTTGGCGCAGTTACAGGTAGAATGACACATGCTGATCCCAACATGGCAAACATTGTCGCTGTATACAAACCATACGGTAAGGAAAGCAGAGAATGTTGGACCGTACCTAATGATGACTACCGTATATGTGGTATGGACGCACAAGGCTTAGAGCTTCGTATGCTTGCTCATTATATGCAGGACAAAGATTATGCGGAGGAAGTTGTAAACGGTGATCCTCATACAGTCACCATGCAAGCTTTAGATATTGATGATAGATCGCTGGCGAAAACATTTATTTATGCGTTTTTGTATGGTGCTAGTCCACACAAGCTAGGCTCTATACTTAATCTAAATGCCTCTCAAGGTGACGTTATCAAACAAAGGTTTCTTAACAACATGCCAAGCCTACAAAACTTAATCAGTCGTGTAGATCAGGTGTCAGGGCGAGGCTACATACGAGGCATAGATGGTCGTAGGCTGTACGTGCGGCACTCTCATGCGGCTTTAAACACGCTGCTGCAAGGCGCAGGAGCTATTCTGTGTAAGCAGTGGTCTATTTGTATGGATGAAGCAATACAGAAAGAAGGCATACGCGCCAAGCTAGTAAATACAATACACGATGAGCTTCAATTTGAGGCTCATAAACAGGATGCGGAACGAGTTGCAGAACTAGCACAGTCCTCAATTCGAGAAGCAGGGCATCTATTAAAACTACGTGTTCAAATGGATGCCGAGTCGAAGATCGGATTTTCTTGGGCCGACACGCATTAAAAGGGTTGACACAAGAAATGAGATCGTTTATAACTGAACTTCAACCACTATCAAGAAGGAAGAAAAATCCATGATTGTCTACGGAACTGCTTTTTACCCAAATCTTTTTCAACCAAACCAAATGTCCAACAAGTTTGAAATGAACATTGGTCAGTTGGACAAAGATGCTATTCGTGATCTTAAAGGCGCAGGTCTTGATATTAAGACAGGCGAAGGTAACAAAGAAGATCACGGTGAGTTTATTACTGCTAAGTCTGGACGCCCTATTCGCGTTGTAGACGCAGCAGGAAACCCGTGGGATGAGTCTCGCGCTATAGGTAATGGAAGTTTGATTAAAGCTTCTGTAAACCCCTACGATTGGAACTATAGAGGTAAGTCAGGTGTAGGTGCTGGACTTAACTCTGTAATGGTTCTCAAGTGGGTTGAGTACGCTGGTACGGATGAGCTTGAGCCAGAGCCAGAGTTTGCTGGTGAGCTTGTCGGTGATGAGCTAGACTAGAAATAGTCAATTGGGCGCAGAGTAACCGTCTCTGTGGCATCTAGGGTGAGGGCGTGGGGTCTAGGTGCAACACTTTTTAAAAGGATTTTATAATGGATACTGATGAGAAAAATATTTACTCTCTTATAGCAGACATAAGATATATAATTAATAATGGTAAACAATCTATAAACTCTGAAAATTTAAAAAAGTTTACGGCATCCCTAACAAAAGAAGCTGTAAGCTTTCTTGATCCCTCAGAACGTACAAGAAAATCTTATCTTAGAATGTCCAACATAGGACGAGAAGATCGTAAGCTTTGGTACGAAATGAACACAGAGCCTGTGAAGCATCCACCAGAGCTTCTTTTAAAATTCTTTTATGGAAACATTGTAGAATCTTTACTTTTATTCCTTGCAGCAGAAGCAGGACACAAGGTAGAGGA